CCGTGCGAATCAGCGCCTCAAGCGCCGCGCAAAACTCCTCCTGCGTCTCGTAGTAGCCCTCAAGGTCTGCGCCGCCGACTGTCGCGGTGTGCGCGACTGCGCTGTCGATGTCAGCGCCCCCGAGAATGCTGATCTGAAACAACGGAGCGGTGCGCGCGTTGTAATTGATTCCGCGCAACGTCGACGGCTCGGCGAGGTCCGCGCTCAGCGTTTGGTTGAGCACGCTCGCGATGCTGTCGAGCTGCACCTCCCACGTCGTCAGGTCGCGGAGCTTCGGTTGCGCCGCGACGATGCCGCGCCAGACCAGCGTGCCGTCGCCTGTCTCGCCGTCGCCGTACGCGTAGAGATACGCGATGCTGCCCTCGACGGTCGCGCGGCCGTTGGCAAGGCCCGTCTCTTCGAAGGTAACCTCCGGGCGCGTCAGGCCCAGCGTCGTGTCGACCGTGTGCGCCGTCGCGATGGTGTCGCGGTAGCCGCGCGTCACCGTCGGCGCGGCAGTGCCACCGCCTGACGTGATCTCCATGCACTCGTTGCCGAGAAACATGATGTCGCCGTTCGCGGTGTTCGTGCTTGTCAGTGGAATTGACACAGCCGACGACGACACCGACGACGACAGGTAATTGATGCGCGTTGGCTGCCGCGAGAACGAGTCGCCGGTGCGATGCGAGCCATCCTCCACGATGCGCGCAGTGAACCCGCTCGCACGCAGCTTGACGGCCGCAGGGTCCAGCGACTCGCCCCACTGGACGCTGCGTGCCTCGAGGCCGCCAATGCGCGTGCGGTCCTCCGTGCCTGCGCCGATGAGCGCCGACGACGACACGAACTCGTAGGGATGTCCCGCGATGACGAGCCGGAACGCAATCGCGCCCGAGCCGGACACCGCGACATCAGCCCACGTCATGGCACCTCGACAAGCGTGGTGATCGACCGCGTTTGCAGCGGCATCGACCAGTGACCGTCGTAGTCAGCCGTCACGCGCGTCGGGTCAAAGTGCGCTGCGTCGCCGCGAATCTTGTAGACGCTTGCGCCGTTGAGCCCGGCCGTGCGGTCAACGAGCGCAAATGGCAACGTCGCGCGCAGGTGCTTGTAGAAAGCCTCCCACGTCCACGTCACCTTGGTAGCCGCGCCGACGTCTGCGATGCGCACCGCAGTACCGCCAACGCCAGGACTCGCGCTCCACTCCGCGTCGGTGGGACCGGCTTGCGTCTCGAAGGGCTGCACCCAGTCGCGATACGTCGGAAGCTCCACAGGGTGCGTGCTGTACGATTGCCCGTTGTCGGACTCAGCGTAGGAGATGCGCCCTGCGGGCTCGTACGTCTCGTGCACCTGCGACTGGCCAGCGAGGCGCGCGATGATGAGGTACTTCGGGCGCTGCGTGGAGGTGTACGTCGACGCCGCGCTGAGGTTTGCGGAGAAGCCGAGTAGGTCACGCATCGCGACGCCCTGCGCGCCGCTCCACGTCACCGTAAAGTTCCCCGCGGCGCTGAGCGTATATCGGCACGTCGACGCGCTGAACGTGACGGTGAGGCCCGCGACGATGCCCTCGATGCCGTTGATGAAAAGCGCGATCGGCACGCCGTCAACGGTCGCCTGCACGTTGCCATGCATATAGACGCCGCTGGCGAATCCCACGTTGCCCGTGAGCGTGCCGCCGAACACCGCAGCGTTCGCGCCGCCGACAGTGCCGAGGCCAAGCCGCGCAAAGTCCCACGCGCACGAGTAGAGATCACGCGGCATCACATCCCCCGCCCGAGACGCCCGTGCGCCTCGCTGATCATGCCGCTGATATCGCGCCCGAGCTGCGCGCGGTCTGCGGCGTATACAAGCCCACTACTGCCCCAGTTGATGACGACCGTGGTGCCTGCGCCCTCAGCCGTGCCGGGCGTCAGCGCTGGCCCGCCAGTGGCCGCAGCGGGCGCGCCACCGCCACCACCAGCGCCGCCGAACGCACCCGTTGCCGCGCCCGCGACGCCCGCTGCTACGCCCACCGCAGCCCATTTGGCAGCCGCCGCGAAGTGACCAGCCGCTGTTGGTGAGCCGACCGCGAGCGCGCTGATGCCGAGCGCGGTTTGCTTGAGGCCCTGCACGATGGCCTCAGTCGTCAGCGCACGCGCGACGTCCTGCACCATGCCGAGCGCGGCTTCTCCCATCGACTTGCTGCCGTCCAGCCACGCAGAGACGCTGCTCGCAAAGGCGCTCTCAAGCGCTTGGAACACGCTGTCGTTGATCGACTTGAGCCGCTCAGCTGCTTCTTCCTCTTGCCGCTCGCGCGCCTCGAGAAACTCGCGATTCCGATCGAGCTGCTCGAGGTAACGGCGCTGTTGGACGTCGTCCTCTTTGGCCTGAATAGCGGCAACGGCTTCAGGCTCGCGGCCGAGCGTCTCCATATCAAGACCCTCAAGCGTCAATGCGCCACCGCCACCAGCCTCCCGCATTAGTTCTTCCAACGTAGGCCGACTAACGCCACCACGACCACCGCCTCTGCCACCGCGTCGAGTCGCGCGCTCACTAGCCGCGGCTGCGGCAGTAGCAGGCGCTTCGGGAAATGCTGCTGCTGCTGCCACGTTCTCTTCGAGTCGTGCCTGCTGGTCTTTGATGCGCTGAATCTCGCGAGCGTTTTCGCCTGAGAAATTAGTCAGTTCGAGCAGTTCAAGACGTTCTGCTAAGCGCTGGCGTTCGATATCAAGTTGCTCTGGCGCTGCAATGCCGAGAGCCAACTGCCTACTGCGTGCAGCCTGCTCTTGCTGCTTTTTGCGTCGCTGTTCGATTTCATCAAACGCATCCGCAGCGTTGTAGAGTTCACGCGTCAGCTTGCGTGTTTCGTCTGCCGTGTTGCTTTGCTCTTGGCCATAGCTTTTCCACAGCGACACGCCTGCCGTGACCACGACGCTGACCGCCGCGACCGCAAGTCCAAGCGGACCAAGGCCCGCGGTCGTGAGTCCTTGGATGACGCCCGTCGCGCTGCCTGCGACGCTGATAACCTGCCCAAGCCCCGGCACGAGCTGTCCGACAGCCTGACCAGCAAGGCCGAGCGCGGAGCCAAACTGGCCGATCTGCGGCTGCGCGGCCTGTGCGGCTTGCCCGACCTTTGCCGTCGATGCCGCCGCTTGGTCCGCGCTCGACGCGGTCTGCTTGAGCGCGGTCTGCGCCTGCGTCGAGTCGAACGTGATCTTACCTTGGACGTCGAAGTCAGCCATCGGAAGTCATCCCTTTCGCTGAGCTTCGGCCATGCGCCGCTCTGCCTCGCGCCGCTCGCGCTCCGCACGCATATCCAGCGCTTCGACGTGATTCTGCGCGCCGTCGATCGCCAGCATCGCCTCGAGCACGACTGCGATCTGCTGGTCGACGTCGACCGCGCCGTTCGCCCAGTGACGCCGCAGCACGAGCGCCTGCGCCACGACAGGATCACCGTACGCGCGCCACGGGCACGACGTCGGCGGCTCACCGAGCATCCGCACGACGCCGTCACGCATACGCGCCACGGACGCTCCGAGGCCGCTCAGGGCCGCGCGACGCACCGGGGCGCGGCGCTCACCGCCGCAGTCACAGTCCCACGCCTGACGCACCGCTGCGGCCTCCGGACGGGCTAGGTCGAGCCCGCGTCGGTGGTCGAGGTGTCGGATGTGCTCGCTGCGGGGGAGTCCACACGGGACAGGGACTGCACCACCAGCTCGTGCACCGAGGTAGCCGGAAGCGGTGCACAAACCGCGACGAAAGGGCCGATTTTGCTCCGCGCATATGCGACCGCGCCGATTTCATAAATCGCGTGAATGCCCACAATCTGAGCAATGTAATTCACCCCATCACCGTCGAGCATGGGACGTCCGTCCGCGTTCTCGCGTGGAAAGATCGCCTCCGTCCTCCAACCCAGCGGCGGCGACACCTCCGCGCGCACCAGCGCGTAGCTGATGGCGCGCAGCCACCGCGCCTCCGCAGTCTGTAACGAGTCGCACTGCGCGCGCTCGTAGACGTGAAGCGGCCGCAGCACGAAGACGCTCGCTCGCTTGCCGGGAACGAAACGCAGCAATCTCGTGTCGCGCGAGCCGTACACGACGTCACTCATGCGCTCGCCAGTCGCGCCGAAATGCGTGTCGAAGTCACGGCCCATCGCAGCGCGGTCGATTGCTGGGTCGAAACTGACGTAGCACTCGAGGTGCTTCGTCGGGTCTGTCTCGTGCGTCATGCGGTGCGCCTCCTCAAGCGCCGCGCGACGATAGCACGTCAGAAGACGTGGATGCGGAACGCGCTGCGCTGGTTGTCGGTGCTAGGCGATGCGATAGCCTCGTCGTTGCGACCGGCCCACGACACGAGGAGGCCGTACAGGTCATTCGCAGGCGTGCGCGGCGGCACCACCGACAGCTGAATCGTCGGCGCGCTGAGCAGCACGATTCCAGCGGTCGTCATGCCGACTTGCTGAAACAAGCTGAGGTCCGTGCGATTCGTGTCGGCCGTGATCCAGTTCGTAGCCGTGTCGTCGTAGACCTGCACTTGCCCGGTGATTGCGCGACCGCGCGCGCGCTTCCATCCGATGATGCCCGAATCTCCGGGGCCCTCTGGCGACGTCACGGGGAGGTTCGCCATCCCCGGCGTCCACGTCGAGCTGCTGTGCGAGACGACGTTGCGCGTCTGCGTGCTCGTGATGGTGCCCGTGCCGAGGATGAGCTCGCTCGTCATGTGCGCAATCGGAGAGAAATCCGTGATCGTCGCAGCGCTCAGCGAGAACGACGACGAGCGCACCCACGACGCACCGGTCAGCTGAGTCGACAGCTTCGCGATCTGCCCCTGCGTGATATCGATCGACATCGTGCCCTGCATCCCAAGGCCGACGTACTCATCGCCGCTCTCTTGACCCTCGACGATGAATTGCAGCGTCGAAAGAAAGCCCGCGATGTTGTTCGTCAGGCCGAACGTCGTGGCCCAGTAAACAGCCGCGCCCGCTTGCGGAGCCGTGCTGTGCGCGACCTTTGGAACGACTGCGTTAGCCGTGACGCTCAGGATTTCGCGCGCTTCGATCAGGCCACTTGGCAGCACGACGGCGTAAGCGCCACCGGGCGCGCCGAGCGTGTTGCCGTGGCCCGCGGTCACGTTGACGCTGGACGTGGTCGAGCCAGCCGTGACAGCCGTTGCGCTTGCCTGCGGAGTGCCCTGATACGCAGCGCCCATCAGCGCCGACAGCAGACGACCAAGCGCCCACGTCGTGGACCATGCGTTGTTGCCGTCCTGCGGCGCACCCGTGCCCGCGAGGTACGTCGTCAGCGCCAGCGTCGAAGACTTCTTCGCGAGCACCATCTTCGAGTTCGTGTAGCTGTGCAGGTATTGCTGCTGCAGCTCAGGCTCAAGATGGTCGGTGAGTGGAACGAAAGTGCCGCTATTCTCCACCACGGGCAGGTCGAGGAAGTTCGCGAGCGTGCCTGTCTCGTCGACGGCAAATGCCGCTTCGGCTGCGATTCTCGTGCGGCCAAGCGCTGAAACTTGAACGGTCATGTGAATCTCTCCTTACGCGACTGCCGATGCCGTGAGCACCGTGCCGCTGAATCGCTGCTCGAGCTGATAAAGGCCACCGCCTTCGGTCTGCCCAGACCGCGGCGCATCATCGCGCAGGACCGTCGTGCCCTGCCACGCGAGCACGCCGGAAACGATGCCGGTGGCGGTGCCCGCAAACGTCGTCGCGAGCTTGCCGGGCCACGCGTACGCCTGCGCGACGAGGTCGCTGGCTGCTGCCGCCGCGGCCTTCACGGCCTGATAGTCGACCGCAAACAGCGTCTGCGAGTCGAGCAGATAGGTATAGGTCAGCGTGACCTCGAGGCCGCGGAACCACTGGTTGACGGGCTGCTGCGGCCTGTCGGGCGAGACTGGATACGCGACCGCGATCTCAACACGCGGCGTCGCCGTCGTGCGCATCGAGAGCGTCATGTCGTCAGCGCCACCCGCGATATCGCAGGACAGCAGGCCAACGGGCACGGCGCGCACACCCGCGATCTTGCCCTCGATCACCTCGCGCAGCGCGGTGCGGATGGCGACGTCATCGACAGCGGCCATTAGCGCACCTTCCCGTTCACGATGTAGTTGCCGACGCTCTTGAAGATGCGGTCAAACACGACGCCCGCTTGGCCAGTCTCGACCAGCTCACCGTCGCGCGTAATCGGCAGGAACGGGCGCGCCGGTATCGTGCGGGTGCCGAACTGCTGATAGCCCGCGTATTTCGCAGTCGCGAAAAAGAAAATGCTACGCGCGCCGCTCGCGGTGTTGGTGCTGCGTTTGAGGTCGCCGGTGTCAGTGAGCGGGGTCGCAGATTTCTTGCGGCGTTTCTCGATAGTTGACGGCGCGAGCGGCAGCTTCCACTTAACGCCACCTGGCGAAACGTAAGTGTTGTACGGCATCGTTATCAGCCGCTTCACCGCTTCCGCACCGACCTTCATGGCGGGCGTCATGTCCTGCGTGCGCGCAGCCATCGCCGTGATTTTGCGATGCAAATCCTTTGGCGACTTGCCCGGTGGGTAGCTGACAGCCATTAGAACAGGATGAGCGAGCGCGTCGAGAAGATGCGCTCCGACGAAACCATCTCAGTTCCGTTGATGATATCCGCGCCACCGTCGCCGCCGAGCGGGTCACGCGTCAGGCCGGGAAGGTCGAGGCGCACACCTTCGGTAGCGTAGATGCTCGACGGGTCAGGGATGGTCGCGACGATCTCCGCGGGAATCTGGATGCCGCGCGCGTAGAACGACGCCAGCTTCAGCCAGACGCCGAAGCTGATGAGCCGCAGCAGCTCAAAGGCGTCGCCGCTCGACGGCTGTTGCGGCGATAGCGTGACGCTCGAATAGCCGCCCTTCACGCACGCGCTGAGCACGACAGAGTCCGCGCTCGCGATGTACGCCGCGCGTGCACCGCTGTCGGTGGCAATGGCCGCGTACTGCGCAGGGCCACGCGTGCCGCCGCCCAGCATCGACTCGATGTATGCGTCCGTGAGCAGAGCCATGTCACGCCTCCTTGCGCTGGAAATAGCCGGGTGCGTCACCCGAAGACGTGAGCGTAACGAACGTCATGCCGCTCGGCTTCTTGACAAGCACCCGCGTGAGGCCGGTGCCGTCCACGTCGAGGGTCTGCACCACAGCCTCGCAGACCACGCCAGCGAACGAGACGAAGCGCACCACCTCTCCGACAGCTAGCGGCCGCTGTAGCGCCTCTGGCGCGCTCGTAGCGGCCTCCGCGTCGAGCTTGGCCTTGCGCTTCGCCCCAGCCACGTCAGCGCCCCTGCTTCGGCGTGCCGTCGAGACGCGCGCTGATCTTCGCGAGCGCCTCCACGATGCCCGCGAGGACGGCCGTCTGCTCGCCCGACGACGACGACACCTGCGCCGCCGTCTCAGCGATAGCCGCCGCGCGCTTGCGCTCGTGCTCGATGTCGATGGTGTCGAGCTCGCCGACGACCTCGACGCTCGTCAGCGGCAGCACGTCGCGCAGCATCAGCGCGCGGAACTGCGACTCAGCCGTGA